AGTTTCATTCCACGAGATGAGAACTATGATACTTTGGAGTTAACTAATGAGCAAACTAACGATACTCAAAGCGTAAATATTATAACTTCTACAATAGGAGAATATTATCACACTATAGAGGCTATATTTGATTTAGTAGAAAATAATTTCTATATGTTAGTTTTGAGTAATGGGAACGATATAGTATTTAAAGATAAAGTATTCTGTACTAATCAGCCTATAGTATCATTCAGCGTTAATAACGGACAATATGTAAGTTCTACCACAACAAACGATTTTATAATTTATGAGTAATCTACACATATTAAACTTAGCAAAATACGAAGCACCTATCATTGAGGAATCAAAGAGAAATGAGTGGGTAACGTATGGAGAAAATAACTCTTACTATCAGTTCTTAATTGAAAGATACAGAAACTCTACTACCAATAACGCTATTATAAACAATATTAGCCGTTTGGTATATGGCAGAGGTTTAAGCGCAGTAGATGCTTCGAGAAAGCCTAACGAGTACGCTCAAATGATGTCTATGATTAACGCAGACGATATGCGTAAAGTAGTATTAGATTTTGAGATGTTAGGACAAGCAGCATTCCAAGTACATTATTCTAAAGATAGAAGCAAAGTATTAAAGGCTTATCATATTCCTGTGCATCTTTTAGCACCTGAGAAGTGTAATAAAGACGGACAAATAGAAGCCTATTTTTATTCTGATAATTGGGAAGATTTAAGAAACTATGTACCTAAGAGAATTCCTGCATTTGGATTCGGTAATGAGCAAGTAGAAATTATGTTCATTCAACCTTATTCGGTAGGGATGAAATACTTTAGCTATGTAGATTATCAAGGTGGCATCCCTTACACAGTATTAGAAGAAGAGATATCAAGTTATTTAATTTCTGAGGTTCAGTCTTCATTTAGTTCACGCACGGTAGTAAACTTCAACAATGGACAACCAACACCAGATGAGCAAGATATTATCTCTTCTAAGGTTATGTCTAAACTTACAGGAGCAAATGGTCAACGAGTAATCGTAGCATTTAATAACAATGCTGAAAGTAAAACCACAATAGATTCTATTCCTGTAGACAATGCACCTGATTTATACAATCAGTTGAGTGAGGAGTGTATGCGTAAGATTATGTTATCGCATAACGTTACAAGTCCTTTACTTTTCGGTATTGCCTCGACAAATGGTTTTAGTTCAAATGCGGATGAGTTACAAAATAGCTTTGTGTTATTCGATAATCTAGTTGTAAGACCAAAACAAGAAATATTACTTAGTGCTATTGATAAAATCTTAGCATTTAACGGAATCAGTCTTAACCTATTCTTTAGAACTCTTAAACCACTTGAATTTACAGATTTAGAGAATGCTCAAACTGAAGAGCAAGTAGCACAAGAAACAGGAACGGAGTTAAGTTCACAAGACGATTTTATATCGAATGCGTTAATTGAGAAAGGGGAAGAGCCTAATCAAAATTGGCTTTTAATAGACGAATACGAGGTAGACTATGATAATGACGATAAAGAGAACGAAATACTTTTAAATGGCGTTAAATTGTCTTTGTTTGATAAGATAGTAAACTTAGTTAGTACAGGAACTGCAAGACCTAACTCTAAATCGTCACAAGACGAAACTATAGATGGTTTTAAGTTTATTACTCGTTATGTTTATGCAGGAGATACTACAGAAAAAAGTAGAAAGTTTTGTAAAAATATGATTGCAGCTAATAAGATTTACAGAAAAGAAGATATTCTGCAAATGAACAATCAGGTGGTTAATAAAGGATGGGGTCCGAGAGGAACTAATACTTATGACATTTGGTTTTACAAAGGTGGTGGTGCTTGTCATCACAGATGGAATAAAAGAGTATATGCAAGTTTTGAAGGCGCAGGAATAGATGTAAACAACCCTAACGCAAGAATTATAGCAGGTAAAAAAGCAGAAGAATTCGGTTATATAATTAAAAATCCGTCTTTAGTATCTACAAGACCTATAGATATGCCTAACAAAGGATTTTTACCAAAAGAAAATTAAACAATGGCGGAAGCACTTTTAATATCAAGAACAGACGTTGTAAAGTTTACTGCTATGAATGGCAATGTAGACACGGATAAATTTATTCAGTTTATCAAAATAGCGCAGGATGTACACATACAAACTATGTTAGGAACACAACTATTAAGGAGAATACAAGAAGACATAATAGACGATACTTTAGCTAATCCTTACTTAGACCTTTTAGTTGACTACGTAAAGCCTATGCTTATACATTGGGCAATGGTTGAATATTTACCTTTTGCAGCTTACACGATTGCTAACAAAGGGGTATATAAACACGATTCAGAGAACGCTACTACGGTAGAAAAAAACGAAGTAGACTTCTTAATTGAAAAGCAAAGACAAATAGCACAACACTACACACAAAGATTTGTAGATTATATGGCTTTTAATAACGCATCTTTCCCAGAGTATAATTCTAATTCAAATGGTGATATGTACCCACGAGGAGAGAATAACTTAAATGGGTGGTATTTATGAAGAAGTACAAGGTAAAAGAAAACAATATACAAAAGTTAAAGTTATATTTAAAGAAAGTAGAGAAAGATGGCGAACAAAATAGGATGGGGAGAAGCCGTTCTTAATTTAATAGGATGGGGCGCAGATGGAAGCAGAGGCGGTTTAGAGACTACTAATCTCATTGCTGAGAATTCTGATTTCTTTGTTACAGAAGCAGAGGACTTTCTTATAGATGAGACATTATTTAATAGCGGAGGATTTGGAGCAATATACGATACTTCTTATTCAGGCGAAACATTATTAGAACGATAAAAAATACAAAATGGCAGAAAAGAAAATAAGTGAACTAACGGCTAAAGGCGCAACGGTTGCAGCTACGGATTTAATGGTTATATCTGAGGTGTCAGGTGCATCGTATGTTACTAAAAGCGTTACAGGTGCAAACGTTAAAGCATTGGTAACAGATGCGAATATGACTACTTCAGACATCACCACAAATGATGTGAGTACAGCGAAACACGGATTTGCACCAAAAGCACCAAATGACACTGCAAAGTTTTTAAGAGGTGATGGTACTTGGGCGGTACCAGCATCAGGCGGTCTAACAGAATTCACTGAGTTAGAAACTACAGCAGCACCAAACGCTACTGTACCAGTTAATTCATTGACACCAGTAACTGCTACAACGAATGCAGATGTAGCAATAGTGCCTAAAGGTACTGGAGCATTTACTTTAGACATTGCTGATAATACATCAGCAGGGGGTAATAAAAGAGGTGCAAATGCTATTGACTTATCAACAAAAAGAACAAATGCTGCTGATGTAGCTAGTGGAGCATCATCTATTGTTGTCGGTGAAACTGCAAGAGCAACAAATGCCAATTCATTTGCAGTTGGACTTGGCGGAACTGGTTCCATTGCGTCTGGTAGTGCTTCAATTTCAATTGGTAATTGGACAACGGCAACAGGCAATAATAGTTTTTCAAGTGGTTCAAGATGTGATGCTACGGGATTAAATTCAGTTTCTATTGGTGGATATCTATATGGAGCAACAACTGCATCGGGAGAATCATCTTTTGCATCAATAGGTGGGACTGCAAGTGGAAACTATTCTTTAGCTATAGGTCCAGGTAATATTGCAAGTGGAAATCATTCTGTTGCTACTGGTAATAATTCACATACTTTTGGCATAATAGGAAGGAAATCTCACGCGGCAGGTGTTGAAGCAACTCAAGGTGATTCTCAAGCATCTAAATTTATTTTAAGAGAAAGAACTACTGGAAATACAGCTACTACGCTTACAAGTGATTCAAACGCAGGGTCAACAAATAATCAAGTAATTCTATCTAATCAATCAGCATATAGATTCAAAGGTAGCATTGTTGGAAAACAATCAGGAAGTGTAAATGCAGCAGTTTGGGATATTGATGGATTCATTGTAAGAGGTGCAAACGCAGCAGCTACTACGTTGAATATTTCTAATGTAACTTTAGTGCAGAATACACCAGCTTGGGGCACACCAACATTAGCAGCTGATACAACTAATGGAGGTCTTAGAGTACAAGTAACGGGTGCAGCAACTACTAACATTCAATGGACTGCGGTAATAGAAACAACGGAGGTAATTTACGCTTAATTATAAACTATGGCAATTTACAATACATTACACATATTTGGGTACGGAGATACTCAAGTAATTACAGATACAGAAAATAAGAAGGTAGCAACTGATTCAATTGTCGGGGTGCAGTTAGTAGTAGATGACCTTTACTCTAAGAAACCATCTGACAATCCAGCAACAACTGATTACAGAACAATCACTATCTTAAATGATATCTTTGCAGACTATT